TGTTTTGGTCTAGCTTTTTTATGCCACCACTCAGTTAGTAGTAGTGTCGCTTTTCTCTGCTTCGATTGCAGAGTCTCGAATGTTGTCGAGAAGTTTTTCAAATTTTCTCTCGTCATTTTCTGAGTTAATCACCTCTAGTGTATTTGTATCTTTCCAACCTGCTTGGCATTTCAACCAGAAGATTCCTGCTGTAACAGCACCTTGTCCATCACCTGTTGCAATCCTAAATAAGTTTCTTGATACAGATGCGTTTGCTTCTGCTTTACCTTGCGAAAGTTCTTCCGTGTAATACTTGGTCAAAGTGTTTCTTGATATCTTTAGCAATGCACATATCTGCTCTTGAGTTATTCCTAAACCTGATAGGTTTTTAACCATCTTGCTATCTTCTTCTGACTTTACAATTATCTTTGGCATTGTTGAATAGTATATCTCTTTTTTATAATGTTCAAATAAATTAATCTTCTGTAGTTGGATACCAAGCTTTTGAATACTTGTAGTCTTTTATGTTTTTCATTTTGAACACGGACTCTTGATACAATAGGTCAATCTCTTTGCTAGATGCACCTAATTCCTTTGCAATGTCTTTGTTCTCCCACTTATGCTTATCAATCAACTCTCGTATCATTTCAGACATTCTAAGTGCTATATGACTTCCCTTTGCTCTGTTCATGCGTACTGTAAGTATCATTGCTTTGTCTCTTGGTATATCAAATACAACACAAGGTACTAAGCCACCATAGACTTGTTTTAGTTTCTTAGATTGTTTACTTAACATTGTTCTATGAAATCCATCAATGATAATGTTTTCTGTAGATACAATAACTGGTTGTACCCATCCTATCGTTAAGATATTAAGTTCTAATGTTCTTAGTTCGGCATTCATCACAACATTAGGATTGTAGTCGTTAGCTACAAGCTTGTTTGAATCAATCCATTTAATTTGTTCTATTGGCTCTTTTTTCATAAACGTATTTATTAATTGGATATATTTTTCTTTTGTACTCACCACTCATAAAGAATGTAAGTAGATGGTAAATCGGATATGCATCAGGACTTTTCCTGTGTGCAATAACTGCTTGTTTAAATCTTTCATATGCTAAGTTTTTTTGTCTCGGCTCTGTAATGTACTCTTTTATATAATCGAGAATAGTTTGTAAGTCTTTTCCATACTTGTCTTTTAAAGTTTCTTGATTGTACTCTGCATAGTATTTATCTTGAATTATCATTTCAGGAAATAAGTCTATTACTTGCTGATAAAGAAAAGGGTCTCTTGTCTTTAGTTTGAAAAATCTTTTAGATGCTTCGTGATGTACTGGTGTATCAACTCTTAGGTTTTCTTGATTCCACATTTGTGAATCGTATATTGAGCAATACTCAATGTCATTTTCATAAAAGTATTTGAATACATCATTTTCTTGCCAGTCGAATATTGGTTTGCATAATTTAACTCTGTCTGTTCCTTTCGTTGCGTTGATATAATTCTCGTTAAGTTTTTCCATGCATGAGCCATATCTTCTTAGTGATTCACTTGCTCTTATACCATTTACGAATGCTAACTTACCTTTGTAAAAAGATGCAGTAAAAGCATCCATCGTAGTTCTGTCGAATATATTTTTATGTGTTATCGCATGTTTTGGCATTGGTCTTATATGTTCTCTGTCAGAATCCCATTGTATGTAAGTGTGTGTTTGACCTAAAACATATTTCGTTGAATAAGTTTTTACGCAGAAATATTTCATATCAACCCAATCTAAATCACAATACTTGTTAACAAAGTCTATAACTACATTTGGAATAAGTTCTTGGTCTCTGAATACTACGTTTACTTTTTTATGCCCTCTAGATTCTGCAACTTCTTTGCAAAGATGTAATGTTGCTAAACTATCTTTACCACCACTAAACATAACAACTACAGTATCAAAGGCATCATAGATATGATTGATTCTTTTTATTGATTCATCATAAACGTTTGCATCTATGAACTTTCTAATCTTCTTCTTTTGTGCCATTGTCTCTTAAAAATTTATCAATCCTACTTGAGTGTGTATCAAGGTCAGGAAAAGTTTTCTTTAAGTCTTTTAAAAATGTATACCATAATTTTTGTTGTGCATCACTATCAAACACTAAGTTGTATGCAATTGTTGGCGTTTTGAATTCATCGTCACCTTTATAATTATCATCAGATAAATCAAATTCTCTAAGGTCAACACCTAAGTCTAATGCAGTAAAACCCATATCTTGTAATTCAGGTAGTTCGAATCTGTTACCTAAAATATCAAAGTCGAATTCACCTGCTACGTTTTTATTAAGCCTGATATTGAGTTCGTCAAATTCTTCTTCTGTAAGTTTTCTATTTGGAAAGTAAGTCTGTACTTCTTTGATACCTAGTTTCTTCAATGCCTTTCGTCTACCGTGTCCACCAATGATAGTAAAGTCTGTGTTTACAACTATCGGCTCGGCTAGTCCGAATCTCTTGATTGATTCTTCTAGATGTTTAAGTTTGTCAGGTGTAATTTTTCTAGGATTATTTTTATATTCCTTGAGATGTTCTACTGGACAAATTTGTATGTTCCACTCTAGTTTGCTCATAGCCATTACTATACCTTAAATCCAATCATCATAACACTTTGTTTTGTTATTCCACTTTACAGTAAAGCTTCCGATTTGTCCTTGCACGTCAATCTCTCTTACTTTTGCAATCCTTATGTTGGTTGTCTCGGATTCATAGTTCCTAGTTACGATAACAATTAGGTCGCTTTTATTTGCCCAATGTGAGCTTCCCGAGATGTCATAAGCAGACTTCACTTCATAAGTTCCATCTGCACCTCTTATCTGCTTAGTAGGATGTGCAACCATGAATGTAACTGTATCTGTTTCTCTGTTGAATCTTTTAATCTTAGAGATAAGTAGTGATATGTGTTCGTCTTCTCGCAAGTTGGCTCTCGCAGGATTGATTTCGTTATAAGGGTCTAACAACATTCCATCAATATTATATTCTTTATGTACTTGTCTAGCTCGGTCTAAAATCCAATCAATGTCAGGACTTTCTTCTTTCATGTCCACGAAATAAAAATGCTCATGAATAAATTCAATAGCTTCTAATACTTGTGTCTCATTTGCCCTGTTAGAAAAAATATGGTCGAATGGTAATTTGCAGTATTTTTCTACAAGCCTTTTTAAATTTACTGCATTGGAATGTTCGGGTGAGAATATCATGTAAGACATCCCGTATTCTCTTGCAGTTCTCATGAGAATATCATAAGTAAATGACGACTTTCCACAATTAGGTATTCCAGTCATACAAATGAATGATGGTTTGATTATTTTAAATAAATCTCTACCACTGGTGAAACCTATATCATATCTTTTTTGTGATTTACCCTCATACAATTCCCATATACTTTCGGTTAAATCTTTTGCACGGAATACACCGTCAATTTTTTTGCTCATTTTTTTCTCCTACATTGCTATGAAATTTTTATTCCTAGTTTTCTTTTTAAATATTTCTTTAGGTTTACGTTGTGCAATATTTTCACTTGAATATATATTAGTATTATGTGAAATATTTTCACATCGTAGAATGTACCTATTTAGTTTTTTCATTCCATCTTTGGTACGAACTACAGTTATAAACCCTAATTTTTCTAATTGTTTTATATGAGTCACAATGCATCGTCTAGAGCAATGCGAAATCGTTGCTATATGTTCTTGAGACGGATAGCAACTATTCTCACTATCAGCATAATTTGCTAACACTAACAAAACTAATTTACTTGTTGCATTAGGTGTTTGCTGACGTATCGCCCATGACATCGCTTGGAAACTCATTGGTTAGTAAAAAAATCATTAGCAGTAACTTTACCTTTAGTCACATTGCTGATAATTTTCATGTTTTCTCTGTTTGGTATTCTAATACCATATTTGTATTTGTTTAGAGTGTCCTGTTTAATTTTAGTTTCTCTAGCAAATGCCGACATGGTAAGAGAATTTGTATCTAAATATTCTTTTAGTTTCAAAATATTTCTCCGTTAGTTAGGTTGAATAATAAGGGTTTTATGCCTAACTGTCAACATGACATTATGTCCTTGCATAGATGTTTTAATGTGCTACTATTGACGGACAATAAATGTGAGAAATCACAGGAGCGTACAATGAGATATGTACTATTAAAAGAAACGTCCTACGGCATTTATGTCGAGGGAAGTGAGACGATGGATAATGAACGTGATGCAGACATGTTATGTGATGTGCTTAACAAAACCTATCCAAATAAAAATGCAACATTCAGAGTTATTTGTTTACCTGAAAAAGAAAACTTGGAGTTAGTCGAATGAACAAACTCAAAGAAGCACTCAACAGTTTTCAGAAACAAAACAACGTTGCAAAAAAAGAAAACAAAGGTTTGTATAATCACATGTATGCAAACATTGACACAATCATTCAAGAGGTTAACAAAGGTGCAGAGTTTGGATTATCATTCTCTCAAACTCTTGATTATGAGAATGTCGTTGTCGGTGACAAGTTACATACAATCACCTTTGTTCGCACAATCCTTATGCATAATGAATGTAATAACGTAATTGAAAGTAAGATACCACTTACTATAAAAAAAGAAAACGATAGTCATGCAGTCGGCTCTGCTATCACTTATGCGAAAAGATACTCTTTAGTTTCTTTGTATGGACTCGCATTAGATGATGATGGTAATGCTAACTCTGACCCTAAACCAAGTAACAACAATCCATTCGGAGGAAAATAATGTTTGACAATAAACCAAAAACACAAAATGAAACACAAGCAGAAGCAGATAAAATTGGTGAATTCCTAAGTGATATTGATAAACCAAAAGTTCAAGACAACACGGATATAATCTATGGAAGTTTGAATACACCAAGAACTGATAGTAACGGTGAAGCGATTGATAAGATTGTTCAAGACGGTAAAATAAAAGATGGGTCTGAATATGGAGTACACATCAAATGTATAGAATCAATGAGTCAGAAAGGTAATCAAGTTTTTTATCTTTATCAAAAGATAGGTGCGATATTTCCTGCTGATAAATCAGACAAACCTGACCTAGTTCTACAAGGTGATGCAACAATCAACGGACAAGAAAAATTCGTTCAAGGTTATAATCAAAGTAAAGATGGAGACAGTTGGGTATCTCTAAGTATTTATCCAAAACGTGATGAGCAATAATCTTTACGGTTGTCAGTTAATTCCTGTATCTAAAAAAGATAAGATGGTTGCATTGACCGAAATCAGGATGGGTATAGGAATTAAAACTGAAGCGAAGACAAATTCTATAGAGGGTTATAGACAAGTTGACATGTGGAGAATACCACGACCCTCGAAAATATATAATATATTTGAAACTTCAGGTCGGAAAGCAAATCAGACTTTCAATTACAACATAGATGAAATTGGTGATATTCAATATCTAGAATACAACGTTGGGGATTTTTACAATATACATTCTGATATTGATAATGGACTTTCATCTAAAAGAAAAATTAGCATGTCATGGGTTTTGAATAGTGACTACGAGGGTGGTGATTTTAAAATATATGAACACGGAGAATCACAAACATTAAACATAACACCTGAAAACATTTTAGCATTCACAAGTTTTTACAATCATTCTGTAAGTGTAGTTACCAGTGGTGTAAGACGTGTTTTAGTGTGTTGGTATACAGGAGAATCTTGGAAATGAAAAATATAATACAAAAGCAAACTGATAATGGAATGAGATATTATGACGTGGAGGGTAAACCATATGCATCAGTTACAACTGTTTTAAATTGTAAACCAAACTATGGTTTGGAAAAATGGAGACGTGAATTGGGTAAAGACGTTGCTGACTTTGAAACTAAACGTTGTGCGAAACGTGGCTCGGAAACACATGAGTTAATTGAATCATACTTAACTAACAACAAACCAACTATTAATAATCTTTTACCAATAGCATTATTTAATGTTATGAAACCATACATAGATATGGTTGGTGATGTAAAAATTATAGAGGGTAAAATGTATAGCGATGAATTAAGAATTGCAGGTACTACAGATTGCATTGGGTATTACAATGATATTTTATCGGTGATTGATTTTAAAACTTCTAACAAACATAAAGAATATCCAAGTGAAAAATATATGATGCAATGTACTGCGTATGCATTGATGTATGAAGAAATGTATGGAGAAGAAATAAATCAATTGGTAATTATTAATGGGTCAGAAGATGGAGGTGTAATTTCTTTTGTAAGAAACAAAGAAAAATATATTTCAAAACTAAAAGAATACATAAACTATTTTTACAATATGATGGAGAACAACAATGAGTAAACTTATGAACGATGAAATTAAAAAGTGGTCAGCTACAACAGATGATGTAATAAAAAGATTAGAACAAACTTTACAAAATGCTAAAGGACAGTTGGCTAAGAATCAGAAACTATTTAATACTTCTATACATCAGGAAAAATTTGATAACGAGGTTGCATTGATGTATATCCAAGCAATGAATAGTCTGATTGAATCAATAAAATCTCTAGAAGCCTTAATTCAAGCCACTAAATTAGGTGTAAATAAATGTAAATAAGTGTTGACGTAACGTCATATACATGAGAATATAATTGTATAGAAACATTTAACAGGAGAAACTAAATGACAACATTAACAACAAACGAAAAAAACATTTTAAAAATCATGAACGATAACCATGACCACAATGGCTCAACTTTTCATTACGATATCAAACCACTTATCGGTAATATCGGTCTTACAGCAAAAGAAGCTAGAGGTGTTATTGCTTCTCTTATCAATAAAGGTCTTGTGGTTTCATGGGAAGATGCAATAGAAGAACAAACAGGTTTTGTTAATGGAAAAATTAATTCTATTTATCATACTTGTTTCTTCACTAAGTATATAGTTGAAGAAGGTTGCTATGAACGTGGTGACACTTGGGAAGAAATGATAAATAGATAAATAAGAAAGAGAGCAGTCAGAAATGACTGCTCTCATAAATTAATTTAAACAGGAGAAATAAAATGGAAAACACAATAAAACTAAAACTTATAGAAAAAATGATGAACATGAGCAGACAAGGTAAAAACCAATATGATGCAGAGCAAGATGCTTATGATACTGATAGCAACCTTATGGGAGCTGATTGGGATTCAGAGCAAGACTATGGAGTACCAAAATAATGACAAAAGAAATTAAAAACAATATAAATAAAAATTAACAGGAGAAAACTAATGAGCTATAATCCGAAAACCGACTTCATCTGTATAGGCAGACGAAGAAGTGGAGACGAAGCAATGCTTTGTTACAAAGATGAGTCTCACCTTACACGACCATGTTGTGAAGATAACGAACTTACAGGAAAAACTTTTATGGGTACAGGTTGCACACCTGACGAATCCATAATGACTGTAAGAGTTGAGTACATCAGAGAAAACAAAGAATTGATAAACGATAATCAAAAACAACTTAAAGGAGAATAAATATGACAATCGACTATATAAAAATAATTAATCACTTGATTGATGAAAATAAAAAACATGAATCAGGTGATTCACGAATCACGAAAAGTGAATATGAAGTGAACAAAAAAACACTTGAACACTTCCAAAAAAATCTAGGTAACATGTAGAGGTAATGACAATGAGAAGAAATTATCACAAGGTATCAAAGATATCCGTAAAGAATAAATATAAAGCATACGTTAGGAAATTTCGTAAAAGTCCTGTTCCTAAAAACAGAAGATTTATGACAACATCAAACACGGTAAAGGTGTGACTATGGATATACATACAATCTTAGAAATCAGAGATATGAAAAAAGCATTGTCTAATAAAAAGTTTAGTCAATGGTTAGACGATGCAATCATATCTTGCGAAATAATTACTGACGAACAATATAAACGACATTTACATCAGGTGAAAAATGACAGACGTAGTAAATAGTCCAAGTCATTACACAAGTGGTGATATTGAATGTATTGATGCTATCGAAGCATCTATGAGTAAAAAAGAATTTGTTGGATTTCTAAAAGGTAACGCAATTAAATATCTTTGGAGATACGACAAAAAAAAGAAACCGATTGAAGATTTACAGAAATCGGTTTTTTATATTAATAAAATGATAGAGGTAAAATCTAATGAAGAAAATAAATAAAATACAAAAGGTAAGAAATCATTTACACAAACATGGTAACATTACTTCCTTACAAGCATTTCAAAAATGGAATGCTACGAGGTTGTCAGCAATGATTCATACTTTACGACATAAAGAAAATTATATAATTGAGAATGAAAAAATGAAGACTAAAGATGGAACTATTTTTGCTAAATATGTTTTCAAAGGTATGGAGTCATAATATGATTGAAAAATTTAATGAGATATGCGATATGATTCCTGATACTATCAAGATGATTATAATCATAAGTGTAATTGCGATATTTTGGGATATTGTAATTTAGTTGGGATATTGTAATTTAGTAGGATTGAATTAACATTTTCCTGAATTGAGATGTTATAAATAATGAACTCCTACTATAAACCCTCTAGGAAGCGATTCTTAGAGGGTTTTTTTTGCTTGATAGTTTGATACCACCATATATGTTTAAATCGGAAAAAAGGGTATTACAGAGCCTCGCTACAAGAGAAACTGAACTGATAAAGACTGTTTACGTTACTTTGCCACCCTAAATCACTAGAATCCATCCTAGCTACCATTTTTGTATTTGCGTAGGTTACAACATCATTATTAGCTAATGCCGTCTTTAGACTTGGCTCAATTTGTAATGTTGCATTTCCACTTCCATCAGTCGATATATCATCTACAATCATATGAAGTTTTGATGTAGCACCACTTCCGAATTGAACGTAATCACCTTTCTTAAATGCTTTAGATTGAGATGCATTTAAACCATCAACAACAATTGAATATGAGCCAACTGCATGAACACCGTTAACAGACATTACACCTGATGCAGTTCCTTGAATTGTTTTTCTATCAGGGTCTCCAATTAAAAATGTTCCACGTCTACCATGAAGTTGTGTAAAGAATGCAGTCCATGCTCCTGCGTCTGATTTTGACATAGGTGGTAATGTAACTGTGGTAGTCCATTTAGCTCCTTGAAATTCTGAAACTTGTTGAGCATATGTAAACGGACTTTCAGTAAAACCTGTTGTTCTTATTATGCTCCATTGACTGGTTACAAAGTTAGTAGGACTTGTTGGCATTGAAATTGGAAATGTAGGAAATGTCATTTATGCTCCGAATGTTTTAGCAAACGCACCACCACGACTACGTTGCTCTGCTACTGCTGATACAGTTTGTTGTTTTATAAGTGGTAGCATGTTCATTACTTCGCTTCTGACGGTGCTAACGATTCCTGTACTGAAAGAAATATTTTGTACTACGTTTACACCACCTCCCATTTGGTCATTAGGAACAATATGTCCTGCTGTATGTGGAACGAATACTTCAGCTCCTTTCTCCCCAACGATTGCAGGTTTGTTCGGTGCGATGTAACCACCATTTGCGAATCCCAAGAAACTTGTTAAGTCTGAAAACATTCCTCCAAAACCTCCTCCACCATCACCGAGATTTGATTTGATAGAATCTAGTATTGGCTTGAGAACTAATAATTGAACAATCAAAGATACTACTTGTGAAATTACACCCTGAAAAATATCTTTCATTGCATCACCGAAATCTTCACCTTTGGCTATTGCATCACCGAATGCATCACCAATATTTTTAACTGCTTTGTCAAAAATCTTTTCAAACTCTATACTCTCACCTTTTAATGTTTCAAAATTCCTAGCCAATATGTCAGTCAAGTGTTGCATGATGTCATATTCAGGTTGACCTTTTTTGATAGTGTCTAATTTTTCTTGCCATACATCATTTGCAGTTTTTGTTTTTTCTGCGAGTTTATCTAAAGTATCTGTAAGTTTTTTTGCTTCTTCTCTATTTTTTTCAAATTCACTTGTGGACTTGTCAACTGTAATTCCAAAGAATCCTAGAATATTGGCATGTTCTTCTCTAAGTCTTGCTTGTCTTTCTAATTCATCACCATTTTCTTTAAATGCTTCAGTTAAAACAACGTATGCTCCTGCTAATGATAATGCAAAAACATTCATGTTCTTAATAGCTGTAAATGTTTTTACTGCTACAGCACTACCAAACAAAATAAACAATGCTTCGAATGCTTCTTTTATCAACCCAATGTTTTTGACAAGACTACTTGTTAAGCCTGCTAAATCTTTTCCTATTTCCTGACCAAATTTTTCTATAGCATCTTGACTGTTTTGTAAAGATTCATCTAAGTCACCAAATTCTTTTTTCAATGCTTTCATAAATTCTTCAGATATTGCTAATCTAAAGTTAAACAATTTATCTGATAGCATAGACAATGTACCAGTCAGAGTTTTTGCAAAGTCATTAGTTACATTTCCAAACTCACCACCTTGACCAAACTTTTCTTTGAATGCTTTTATTGTGTCGTTGATAGAAACTTTTGCACCTGCATTAAATCCTAACATTGCACGAACACCACGTTCTCTAAATACATCAGCAGATGCGATACCACCTGCGAATGACCTTTGAATCTGTTCACTGGCTTGTCTGAAATCTAGACCTGTAGCAGAAGCAACGTTTCCTGTTATTTCTAATACTTCTCCGAGTTCGTTGGCGTCTTCAGATATAACAGCTAAATTTCCAGATGCTTGTTGGATTTCTTCTAGACTAAACGGAACACGACTAGCAAACTTACGCATTACTTCAAATGCTCTAGCACCCTCCTCTGCTGTTCCAAATAATGCTTTTAATCTTACTTGTAAATTTTCAACTTGCTTACCAACATTAACAACTTGCACAACTTGATAAATACCAAATGCTCCTGCTAGTAATCCACCAAATTTAATTACTTTACCACCAAGACTATCTAATGAATTTCCGAGACCTCTGAAGTCTTTACCCATACGACTTGTTGATTTATTTATTTTATTTTTAGCGTCTTGCAAACCACGTTGTAAAGACGTAGTGTCGGCTTCGATTTTTACGAGAAGTTTATCTAATTCCATTTTTAATAATCAGGGTACATTTCCATTAATTTATCTAGCTCGTCTCTATCCATGTTACTAGATTTGTTTCCATTGTATTCCTTAAAGCCGTTAATGGCTAGTGTGATTTCACGAATTGACATTTCCCATACTTGACTAGATGGAATATGCATCATGCCGACAAGAATCTCTAACCACCTTTCAACAGGTAGGTTATAGTCATCGTCTATAGGTTTGTTTTTTTTTCAGAGACAGAATCACCTGTATCGAGTGCCAATGTTAGCAACTCACCTGTGATTTTAATTGCTTCTACTAATCCAATTGTACTTACAGCTTCTTTGATATCATTATCTTTTATATCATTCCCACCTGCTCTTACAGAAAGAGTAAGTATTGCAATAACTTCAGATGTAGTTAAATCAGCTTGTGTTAGCTTTGTGCCAATCTTTAATACAGAACAACCTAATGCTTCTTCAATTCTAATAATTGTGTCTAAAGACATTCTTGCCTTATAAGACTTTTCACCAAAGTTAATTATTTTTTCTGCTTTTATCGGATTTGTACTCATGTTTTTTTGCTCCTTTATTCAAAACAATTTTAATAATTTCGTCTCTATCACCAACATTATTCATGTTATGAATCTTATATGACTTACCATCTACTACCATAGATTCATTTAAACATGATAACCACTTATCGAAGTATGACAGTTCTACTTCGATGTGTGATTCTCCATCGTTTACTTGAGCAGAGTATGCACTCTTACCTATAGTAACTTCTTTTTCAATCCACATTATACAGTAGCGATTGTCACTGTGGATGCACTTTCAAAGCTCATAGTGTATTGAACACTATCATTATAAGTACCACTATATTCAATAGATGTTACTTGAAATGCACCTGTGAAAGTATTGTAATCAGGTACTAAGAATTGAAAGTTTTTAAATGTAGCTCCATCGAATGCTGTTAATACAGATTGTTCTGATGCTGAGTCTGTGAAAACTCCACTTCCTGAAATTGCGAATGATTTAACACCACCTTGTGCTAATAATGTTCTAACTCTTGATGAGTCTTTGTTTGTTACATCTACTGTTTCTTGGTTGATTGAAATTGAAGTATCACGAAGTCCTGCGACTGTGGTAAACACTTCAGGTGACGCACTGTTGCCAATCTTCACTAAGAGAGATGCACCTTTTTGTACTGCCATAATTTATATCCTATAAATAGTTAACTATCATATACAGTAAAATCTACTGTAATAATTCCATGTCTTGTCAGGTTATCTATTTCAACTATGGTCGCAGTATTTACTACATAACTCATAACAGAATTAGCTCCTGTAACGCCAATTGTAGTGTTATTCAATAACAAATACAACCTCTCCATAATCTGTTTAATTTCTTTTTGACCTCTATATTGACTCCATGCTTCTATGTCTACCCTATGAACATTACCATCTAAAGTTTTTGTACCAACATCTGATGTTGATTCTAACCCAATTCGAACATAAGGATATGTAGTATCTTGTGGAACGTTATCAAAAATCTTATTGTCTCCGACCAATCCATCAAGAGTAGAATCACCTGATAGGAGTGTAAAGATTGCAGTTTGTAAATCGAATGAATGAAAACCCATTATCTAACCTTTAGTTTTTTTATTAATGCTTTAGCCATCTTCTCTGAATTTTTATATGCAACAGATTGTGGACTCATAAAATATCTATCTAAATTAGATTCTAGATATGGTGCATATTCTACATTCGTGAATACTTTGGCTACGAGTTTACTTAATTTTCTTAGCTCAATACTTTTAACTAAATTACTTGTATCAACAGCAGGTGCTTCGCCACGAGCAGAAGATACATGTGGTATATTTTTTTTTGTTTTAGGATATGTTTTTCCTGTCTTCGGTGCGTACATACTTTTTATAACCTGACCTCTAAAATAACTTGCGATTGAATCAACATAGTTCTGTGCATTGTTTTCATATTTAGTTTGTACTTCATCTGCTCTACGATTAATATTATTTTTTATCTTTACACTAATCATGTTGCAACACCCTCCGTAGCCAATACGACTTGAAACTTTTCTCTACCCTCTACTAAATCTTGAACATAGCTTATGTTAAAAGTTTTTGAGTTGTATGAGATTCTATATTTTTCTGTTAATGCAGAATAGTATCTAATAGTAAAACGATAACTATTTGTACCACGAAGTTGGTCTCCAAAAATAGATTCGCTTCCAGATAAATTTTCTACCTTTGCCCAAACAGTTGTTGCTGTACCAAAAGATGCCGACTGACCACCTGCTCCATCACTAGATGTAGATAAAGTTTGTAAGACAATTCTGTTTCTCATCTGTCCGATAAGAGACATTAAATCATCCCTCCATAATGTGCAGTACCACGATAAGGATTTGTAGAAAATTGTCTAACAACATACGGTTGTAAAAGTTGTGTTGCTAAAGTCGGTAACCCAACATTTTTTCCATCCATCAAATCTCCACGATGCTCAAACATATATGCAAGATAAGTTAGACATGCTTGTTTAATATCAGTAGGAACATCGGATGCACCTCCGTAACCTGCTACATAATTTATTTCAATTGCATTCGCAACTCTCAAACCTGTTGGGTAACTTTCACCATTTCTTAAAACAAATCTTGCAGGAACACCTGCTGAATCTAAATAATATTTACTCGATGCAAACGTACTTGCACTATCAGCATCATCATAATATTTTACATTTGATATAGATGCTACAGGTGACTGTGGTAATAAAACACTTCTTCTCGAAATGTCTTGGTCGATGCCAAGATACATTCCCTCTTGTAGTGGAATGTCTACATCATAAATACTATCAATAGATAATTTTAAAGTTTGAGTGGTCAGACTTCTCTTAGTATAATTTTTTGCCCAATTGTGAGTAGTTTTAATTAATCTATTAAGAACATTATCGTCACTTGACCCATCAATTCTGAGTTGTTCTTTTACTTCTGTCAAAGTTACAGCATATTCTGTTTCTGCTGTTACTACCGATAATCCTGCCATGTGAAACCTCTATAAATCCGTTTATGCCCTTAGTTTATAGGAAATAGTAAAAAAAGTGAAAATAAATAGGTTATTTGTGAATATAGTACTGGACATAACGTCCTACATATGAGAATATTAGTTATCGAAGCAATTAAGCCTAGATAAACAGGAGAAAAAATAATGAGAAAGTTCGGAGTAGAAATAGAGTTTATCAGTAGAATCAGCAGAAGTGAAATGATTCGTAAAATCAAACAAGAAACAGGTGTTGATGTTCGAGAAGCATATTATACAGATACAGATACATCTGCATGGAGATTAAAAACTGATGCTTCATTATCACAAGGTGGTCTTGAATTAGTAACACCAATTCTTAGCGACATGAATGATTTAGAAACTCTTAAATCAATCATCAAAGTTTTAGATGCTAATGGTAGAATAAATGCTTCATGTGGACTTCACGTTCATACTGATGCTCGTAATACAAAAACATCACAAGTTAAGAAACTAATTAAATATATTGCTAAGTACGAACTTGCAATGAATAAATTAGTTTCTTCTAGTAGACGTGGTGAATCACAATGGTGTAAAGATAACTTTACTTCATTAAGATATTCAGATGAAACACCTAGTCAGTTTTTCAAAAGACTTAACACTAAAAATACAGACCAACTTTTAAGACTTGTTCAAGGTAACAGATATCATAAGTGGAACTTCAAAAACTATACACAACACGGTAGTGTTGAAAACAGAATGCATCAAGGTAGTTTGAATGCTGACAAAATTGCTGAGTGGGTTTTACTTAATCAAGCAATCGTTAATTGTGCATTCGACAAACGTGGTACAAGAGTTCTTAAAACACAAGACTGGAACACTTACAAACTTAAAGACATGTTGTCTGAATTAGTTGGACGTGGTTATTTAACTCTTGCACAAAAGTCTTACCACTTAACAAGAGCAGAGGTGTTGAATAGATGAGATACCTTAACGGACTTACAGAACAACCGTTCAAGTCTACGAATAAGATTGACCTAGCTTATGAGCTTTACAGCACGAGTTGGGTCAAAAGTGATTCAAAAGACATTTACGAATGGTGTAAAGGTGCATCTTTAAGATTGTATCAAGTCAAAGATATAAAGTTGATTTATATTGAGAATGACTTAGAAAGTTTTATAGATGCTTTAATAGAAAACAATATAATTATGGAGATACATTAATGTTATATTTTGCTTATGGTGCTAACACCAACATTGAGAACATGGCTAACAGATGCCCTGATGCAACTAAGGTAGGTAGGTTTACTTTACCTGACTGGAAACTTGTATTCAAATCTGTTGCTGATATAGAGAATCATAAAGATACGGAAGTGCATGGTGTACTTTGGAATATTACTGATTCATGCGAAGATGCACTAGATATATACGAGGGTTATCCACACTTGTATCGTAAAGAGTATTTAGTTGTTCGTATGCCTGACGGAGAAATCCAAGACTTAATGTTTTATAAAATGAATGCAGGTGAATACCAACGTCCTAGCATTTATTACTTTGATACTATTCGTCATGGATATATTGCAAACGATTTACCTTTACAGTATTTGCATGATTCTATAAAATAGAAACTTCTACCCTTAGAGCCGATTCTCTCCTGTTTCGGCTCTTTTTTGTTTAAAAAACACGTCCTAGAATGCCCGTAATCCATTTTATTTATATGTTCCGATACCCTAGCAACCCCTTAAAATAGCACTCGCAATGATTAGTATTAATATAATTTCTACTACAGAAAGTTCAGGTTTTAAGTATTTTGTTTTTATCTTTTTGAATAAAAACTTTATCATCGCAATAAAGGATTATTATTCTTTTCTTTTAATTGCTCAATATCTTTTCTGATTACTGCGATATTCCTTTCGTTTTCGCTGACTCCCTGAATGATTGGCTCAAGGTTGACTGATTGCTTAGATTCTAAAACATCTATTCTTGTAAGTAATTCTCCTTGAGCTACCATCAAAGACCCCAAAGAAATTACAAGACCAACTAAACCTGCTATAACTTTAATATCCATTTCTATCCTCGTATGTTCTATCTTGATATATATTTCTTATATCAACGTAATTATTATTCATGTATGCATCTATATTTCTATCAACTAAATTAGGTTGATTAAATATTTCGGCATTAACTTTTGAATACTGATTAAGAGTATTATTATTCTTTTGCATTACTTTGGCTATAATTATTTGGGTTGCTTTAAGTTGACCCTCTGCACTTTTTATTTTTTCAGAAACCTTTTTACTTATATCTTCAATACTTATTGCAACTTCAATACTCCCACTAATGTTTTGGTTTTCTGTTTTTTCTTCTTCGCTAATTCCATCATCGCTTCGTGGTGAGCTTGAAAAAATTTCTGCTTCTTGGATTTCTTCGACTTCTTCATTTTGTATGACCTCGTTTGTTGTTTGTTCTTCAAAAACTTCAGTAGATAAAATAATTGTTTCTTCTACAAATTCATTTTCTACTTCTAAAATTATTTCTTCTTCAGCAATAAATTCTTCTATTGGCATTTCTACCGATATAGTTTCTTGGAAAAATATTTCTTCTACTTGAACTAATTCAAATATTTCTTTTTCTAATTCTTGTAATGTTTCTGTTTGTTGTGCTGATAAAACCGTATCATCGTAAGTTAACGTTAAACTAACATCGTCTAGATTGCTTCCACCGAGTATACTAGGTGCATTAGAATCCGTTCCTGATATTTTTATATTG